CCATCAAAACTCTTCATCTTTTCTACCACAGCAGCAATAATAGTTGCTAACAATCCAATTAAGGATGTCTTTATGGCCATACCAATATTACCAAACGCTTTACCAATACCTTGTAGTGATTGACCGAATGTTCCAATAAGACCTGGTGCTGAAGATATTGTCTCTAACCAACTTTTGTTTGCGTCCTTCGCCTTTTCTAAAGCCTTTTCAGTCCTACTAATTTCTTTTGAGACTTTCTTATATTCTTCACTTCCAAAATCTAAACCTTTTAGTTTTGTTTGTAACGAACCTATCTGTGTTTCAAAATCATTTAGACTTGAAAGGGTACCTTCTATTTCTCTTGTTGCTCCAGAAGTATCTATAAAAAACTTTACTTTAAATTCTTTGGCCATGTTATTCTATTTTATATTATATATCTTTTTTATTCTTTTTATTTATATACAAGCAGCTTCACACGATAAAAATCCATTGAAGTATATTGTAGTTCCAATATCACCTGATACTACTGTATATGTTGATGTGAAAAGGGAAGCCGTTCCATTATTAGTACAAGCCGCCTCACTAACAATACCTGATGTATATACATTTGAATAGTTATCACCGCCTGTACATTGGTTCATATTCAAATCCATTGCAATTGTATCTCCCACATTAACAACGTATGTTCCACCTGATGTAGTAGTTCTGGTGTCAATAATATTACCATTTCTATACAAATCCATTACACCAACTGCACCACCTGTTAAACTTAAACTCCATTGTAATGTAGCCGTAGATTGAGGTGTAGGTGTAGGTGTAACTGCAGGAGTAGCTGCAGGAGTAGATGATGGACTTGGTTCAGGTGTTGGACAGAGGTCTTTATTAGTTACAGTTCCAACCGAAACGGTATAACGATATGTTCCGTCAGTATATTGTCCTGTAGCTAATGTACTACCTCCACAACTATTTCGTAATACGTCGTTAACTATAATTGCACCTGATGTATTTTTATAGGCGGTTATTGGGTCTCCACTAGCGTCACATGTTGTATCATAAACAGGTGTTAAATTATATCCATAACAAGCTTCAGGTGTTGGCGTAGGAGTTGATGTTACTGCAGATGTTGGTGCTGGAGTTGATGTCGGTGTTACCGCTGGTGTTCCTGTTGGTGTAGGAGTTTGTGTAGGACAATTACCACAACCAGCGTCGTAAGTTGTTGCGTAACCTTGACCTGAAGTATGACTTACATTTCTTATTTGTCCACTAAACTCTAATACATAATTTCCTGTTGCTATTGAGTACCAAGAAGCACTTGTAAATATTGTTGAATTACAAAATGTTGTTCCATTACCCGTCATTGGGAAATTACCAATCGGTGAATAACAAGCTTCATTAGTGGTTGTTCCGTAAAATACTATTTCATAAAAAGGAGTATTTGTTGGTGTAGGAGTTACCGTTGGTGTTGACGTCACTGCTGATGTTGGTGCAGGAGTTGATGTCGGTGTTACCGCTGGTGTTCCTGTTGGTGTTCTTGTAGGAGTTACCGCTGGAGTACCTGTTGGTGTTGGTGTAGAAGTAACTGCAGAAGTACCTGTAGGTGTACTTGTAGGAGTAACTGCTGGAGTACCTGTTGGTGTAGGACTTGGTTCAGGAGTAGGACAAAGGTCTTTGTTTGTCACAGTTCCAACTGAAACAGTATAACGATATGTACCATCACTATAATGTCCTGTTGCTAATGTACTACCACCACAACTATTTCGTAATATGTCGTTTACTATAATTGCACCACCTGTATTTTTATAGGCTGTAATATCATCACCACTTCTATCACATGTTGTGTCATAAACAGGTGTTAAATTATACCCATAACAAGCTTCAGGTGTAGGTGTTGGTGTTTGTGTTACTGTCGGAGTAGGTGTTGGTGTTACTGAACACTGTACCTGCGGGTCAGATGTTCTTATATTTCCTGCACTATCTTTTAAACTTAACACATAACTTGTTCCACCACATAATCCTGTATATAAATTTGTTGATGGATAAGAGTTAAAACTTGGTGGGTTACCACTAACAACATAAGAAGTTTCGTATGGTGCACCTGAACCTCCTGATACTGATGTTATTGAGAATTGTCCATCACAATTATTTCCTGTTGAACAAGTGTAATTACCACTTGCTATAAGTAATGGTAATGACGAAGTTGGTGTAACAGTTGGTGTTGGTGTTACTGTTGATGTAGGTGATGGTTCAGGTGTAGGACAAAGGTCTTTATTGGTTACAGTCCCAACTGAAACAGTATAACGATATGTTCCATCGGTATATTGTCCTGTTGCTAATGTAGTACCACCACAACTATTTCTTAAAACATCATTAACTAAAATTGCACCACCTGTATTTTTATAAGCAGTTATTGCGTCTCCACTAGCGTCACATGTCGTGTCATAAACAGGTGTTAAATTATATCCATAACAAGGTTCAGTTGTGGTTGGAGTTTGTGTAGGTGTAGAAGTTACAGCAGGAGTACTTGTAGAAGTAACTGCTGGTGTTCCTGTTGGAGTTTCTGTCGGTGTACTTGTAGGTGTTTCTGTAGGTGTAGAAGTCACAGCAGGAGTTCCTGTTGGAGTTTCTGTAGGTGTAGAAGTAACAGCAGGAGTTCCTGTAGGAGTTTCTGTAGGAGTTGGTGTTTGTGTATTAGTTTGTGTAGGAGTTGGAGTAACACCAATAACTGTTATAGTAACTGTTGTTGTTCCTGAACAACTAGCATTATTTGCACTAACCAAATAACCTGTTGCTGGACTTCCTGATGTTGGTGTACCGCTAATTGTTCCATTAACTGGGTCTAATGATAAACCAGTTGGTAAAGCAGGAGAGACCGAAAAAGTAGTTGGAACACCTGAATTGAGTGTTACATTAATTGGCGTAATTGTTACACCAACATTATATGTATATGTTGTTGGAATATAACTAATACTAATAGGACAAATAGCTGGTGCTGGTGTTCCTGTTGGAGTTTCTGTAGGTGTAGAAGTAACTGCAGGAGTTCCTGTAGGTGTACTTGTAGAAGTAACATTAGGTGTACCTGTAATAGTTGTTGTTACCGTTGGAGTAACCGTATTTGTAGGTGTAACAGATGGTGTTACAGTATTAGTTGGAGTAGGTGATGGACATAATCCTCCATCTGTTAAAGTCCAACTATATGTTCCTGTTAAAATTCCTCTTCCTGCAACTGCTGTGTAACAAGGTTCCGCTTTAAACGGAACATTATTATTTAAAGATAAAGTACTCCAACCATTATATATATTATCTAAATTAGTTGTTGTAAATGATGTTGCTCCAGCTAAGAAATCTGTTGCGTCAGTTACATTACTTACATCCCAACTTCCTATATTTTGATTAAATGATGTAGCCCCACTAAACATATCTTTCATAACAGTAATATTACCCATACTCCAAGAACCAATATTTTGATTAAATGATGTAGCACCTTGGAACATACCAGTTGAAGCGTTACTGTTAACAAAAGTCCAACCACTAATATCTTGATTAAATGATGTACAATTAGCGAAGGTAAGAATAGTATTAGTTACACCAGTTACATTCCAATTATTAAGTGGTTGATTAAAATTAGTACAATTTCTAAACATAGACCTCATCTGATTAATACCACTTATATTCATGGTATTAAGTGGTTGATTGTATATACTACAATCTAAGAACATTGCTGTGGCGTCATTTATTATTGGTAAATCTGTTAATGAAATTGATGTTAATTTTACACAATCTTGGAAATACCTTCCAACATCTGTAAAACTAAAACCTGAACCAAATTGAACTACTGTTTCTAATACATTTTTAAGTGTATTATTTGTATATACACCTGTACTAAATCCTGTAATTGTACCACTAATTGTTATGGTATATGTTCCACTTGTTACATAGGTATGAGACCTATCACTAAATGAATTTGTTGTTGTATTACCATCACCCCAATTTATTGTTCCAGAATAAGTTCCACCTGAAAAATATGGTAATGATACCACATAATTATTTCCCACAGATGTGGTACTAATCGTTGCTATAAATGGAACAGGTGTAACAGATGGTGTTACAGTATTTGTAGGTGTAACAGTATTAGTTGGAGTAGGTAATAAACCTGAAGTTAATGTTGGTGTTGGTGTTGCAGTTTGAGTTGGTGTTACATTTGGTGTAGGTGTTGGAGTTGGAGTACCACATGTAGTACAATCAACGCCATCATATACACAAGATATTCCACATAACGCTGGATAAGTTAATCCAACACCAGGGTATATTATTGTTAATGGTTCTACACAGAAATTAAGAACTCCATAACCAGGAACTGATACTGTTGCTTCAGGGTCTCCACAAGGAGTATATGTTATATCTACAGCGTCTGGTGTTGTATTTGTTGTTTGATAACATTCACATAATGATGGTGTCGCTGTTGGTGTTGGTGTTACTGTTGCAGTAGGTGTTGGTGTTGGAACTAAACAATTAGTTATTGCTAATATTTGACCAGTTGCACCTATTTGTATCGCCCAAATATTTGAACCTCTCATCACTCTATAATAGTTTCCGTCCCCAACAAAAGTATCACCAGGGGTACACGCTTGAGTATTATAGAAGTAATCTCCAACAGAAGGAATAAAATCATTAATTAAATAAATTGTAATTGATGGATACGTTCCTGCGTCACAAGCGTCCTGAGGTGTAGGATAAGTTACACCTGTATATGGACCATATGGAACACCAGGTAATAATGTTGCTGTCGGTGTTTGAGTTGGTGATGGTGATAAACCTGGCGTCTTAGTAGGTGTTGAAGTTAATGTTTGTGTTGGTGTAACTGTTGGTGTTGCAGTTTGAGTTGGTGTTACTACTGGACATGAACCGAAATCTGTTACTGTAATATTGTAACCATAAGGTTCAGTAATTGAACAAACTTCTATTATTTCAAATGATGTTAATAATTGATTTAATGGTGATAACGTATCACAATCAGTCCAATATACATATTGAGAGTTCTCATCATAATTTTGAACTTGATAAATTTTACATATTGTAGGAGTTCTAGTTGGCGTAACAGTACTTGTCGGAGTAACTGTTGCAGTTGGTGACGGTGATAAACCTGGTGTTCTTGTTGGTGTTGGTGTTAATGTTACTGTAGCAGTTGGAGTTGGTGTTACTACCACTGGTGGTATAACTTCCTCAAAATCAATTTCTAATAACTTAACTAACTCAACTCTTGTTGAACCATCATTAATTAAATTAAAATTACTAATCTTATTTATCCTATAAAACGCGTCTTTAACAAATATTAAATCACTATATTTTAAATTCGTTACATCAAGAATTGTTAAGTAAAAGTTTGCTGATACCATCCTTGCGTCCTCAGATAATAAACCTTCAATATAATCTTTATAATAAAGGTTATAGGATGTGTATATAGTCTGTGTTGGTGCCCAAACATCCTGTGGTGATGTTGAATTACCAAAGTTTAAATCCACTGCTTGGTCTGTTGGTGCAGATGGAATAAAATTTTGATGATTTAATAATGGATATGTGGTATATGTTATGGTTGTATTAGTTACCTCATCTTTAAAATACCACTCAGGGTTTGCTTGAATTAGTCCTCCGTAATGTAAAATACGAGGTTTTAATTTCATTGGTAATAACTGAGTAATGGTAACACCACTAATAGTCACATCTTTTGAACCATAAAATTGTGGTACAATAAACGGATTAGGTGTTCCACCATAAGTTAAAATATCACATGGTGATGGTGAGAAGAATGAAGTAAACTCTATTGGTTTATCGTTAATCGTAACTCCTGATGGTATAAAATTATATGTACCAAAGTTTCTATTATTGTTAATAGATTTTGTATATGAGTTTATACTATCAGCGTCTTCTTGATATTTGAAATCCATTGCTTTACCTATCATGTTTGTAATAGGTGATATCTCAATAGATTTAGATTTATCTAATTTGTCTGTCCAATCTAATACATCTCCTTTAGCCACATAATCATTATAAGGTTCCATTATGTATGTGTTGGTCTTATAAGGGTGTTTAACGAAGACTAAATTGAATTGAGTAATAAGTCCTTTAAGGAAATCAAGTTGTTTGTATTCGTCTGTAATTTGGTCTACAATAACTACTGTTGAACCTATAACTAAATTTGGTGCGGATGTAACCGTTGCTGTTGATACTCTACTTTGTATAATTGGATTTACAACCTCATATGAACTATATGTATTTGCGTTAGCTTGTATAAATTGAACTACCAATTCAACATAATCACCAGGTAATAAAGATATTAATTGGTTGGAATTGTAAACCAATACGGAATTATTTGGTGGATAAGTTGTAAATGATACCTCACCATATTTTGTAGTTCTATTTTTATATAGATAAACTGACCCTGCAATTTGTGTTGTATATATATTTGATGAAGATGGTAAAAGTAAATTTAAACTAAAATCAAAAGTATAATCTCCACCAATCCATGGTATAAATCTACCATTTAAACCCCATCCGTAACCTGAAGTAATTGACGGTCCATTGTTATACACATATTCATCCCAATCTACATACCCTTGAATATTATAATATGTTCCACCTGTGAAACTAAATCCACTTGGTGTTTTATTTTCAATTAAAGTTACCTGTGAAGTACCATCACTACCACCAAGTGAATTGATAAAATAGTTATCAGAATTAAATAATAATGGTAAGTATAGTCTTTGAAAGTATTCTTCATCAAAGAAACTACTCTCTACATCATAACCATTCTGTTGGAATATCCTTTCAATTACTTGTTTAATTTGTATTGCTGGTTTAAAACCAGTCGTCTTCATTGGTGTTGTAATATTGGTAATTGAACCTACAGCACCATTCAATTCTAATAATGGTGATGAGTTATTACCTGTTTTAACTACTTCACTATTAACATCATATATATAACCTATGTGTGCAAATGGGTATAATATTGCCCCGTTTAATAATCCTCCTGAAGTTGTTGTTCCTGTATATACTGCGTCCCAACTATCTTGTACATTGGTTGCGTTATATGTGTGGTTTAAATCTGAATAATCTAAATCAATAAGTAATTTGTTACTGATTTGATTTATAAACACACCCACTTCATCTTGGATATTTACTTCATAATCAACGTAGTTATTGTTAACAACTACTTTTAATAATCTTAATACACCATCTAATACCGTATTACCTTTATAATTAATTGAACATACAACAGATTTCTGTACATTAAATGAGAGACCTTCCTGATTAACATTGAACATGTAATTAAAAAACTCATTGTTCTTTCGTGTACCAGGAACTTTGAATGTCTGACTATATCCACTATTTCTGCTGGTTACATCTTGTATCTCAGCAAAAGATAAATTTAGATTTACCGAAACATCATCGTATAAATCAAGATATATTGTATCCCCATCTAAATTGGTTACCTGTAATAAAGTATCAATCATATACTATTGTTGTTGTGTTCTTTGTTCAGTTGAGTAAACATATTTGAATGAGACTTGTCTCAATCTTACATTACCTTTTATTTGTTTCTTAAAGTTGTTGTCAACTATGTTAATCGGTACTAATGTTCCATCTTCAATTTTATATACTTGTGCTGATGTTAATAATTCACCCAACCAATTCACTGTATCTCTTTCAAGGAAATCACTCATTACCTCACCACTAACTTCTAAATCTGTTTTGATATTACTTGTTCCTCTTTCATATGTGTTATAACTATATGATGTTGATGACCAAGTTCCATACGCCCTTTGATAAGTACCTCTACTTATTTTAATGTCTTCATTCTTACTACCATAAAATCTAAATGTATCCCACCCACCTAATCTATTTAAAAAGATAATATCCATTGGGTCATATTTCTGCCAAGGACATACTTTCTTTTTAATTGTTAATACTTCTGTTTGGTTTCCTGAACCTATTTGTAATAAGATTTTATCCCATGTTGCAGTGAAACCACTAACGACATCACTTACTTTAACTCCCGAAAACAATGAAATTATATTACTACTCGTGGCTGTATATCCCGATTGCGGGTTGTAGGTTTTTAATAAGTTATTTGAACTATCGTAAACTCTTCCGTATGTAGAACCTGTTATAGGGAATGGTGTTCCACTATATGTTCCGTAAAGACACGCCGTAGTAATATATTCATCATCTTCTTTATATAATGTTCTTGGAGAGTTAGTTAAAAATTCTCTTCCTGTTGGTGTTACATATGGTGCTTGGTTCCATACGAAACCTTCATCAAATTGTTTTACACCATTGAATGTGTATCCTGATATTGTTGATGTGGATGTTAATGTACTTGTTGTTGATGGTGTTCCATTACCATTGTATAATGTAATACTACCACTTATACTTTCAGCGTATTGTTCTCCACATTGTACAAAATATTGTTTTGTTGTATTAAATCCTGGTGCTAACTTACTTGTTTGTTGTATGTCAAACATACTACCAGTGATTAAATCTTCTGATACATTTAGTTGTAGATACCTACTTAAATCTAACATACCAACACCAGATGGGTTAGGTGTTTGTCTAACCCTACCCACATAGTTTGTTGTAGATGAACCTAAGTCTCTTGTGAATATATCATATACATAATTCATTTTTGACTTTGATAACACCAATGATGATGATACGGTTAATACCACATCACTATACGCTGGTGTTAAAAGAGGTGGTTGTTGTGTTACTGTAACTGACATAATTTATTATTTAAATCTATCTTCTAATCTTTTCATATTATCTATTATATAATCTTCCATACTTTCAAAATAATCATCCGCTATCTGTTGTCCATACTCCTCTAAAAATCTTTCATTTATCTTGGATATTATATTTGTAGGTGCTGTACCTTCATTGAATATACTTCTTCTTATTGCTATTGCTAACCCTAAGGTCTTTAATTCTGTTCTTATGTGTTTGGTTTCTATCCATGTCATTAATGATTTAATGAATGGTGATGAACCTCCTGTTCCTCTTTTCTTTGGTGTCTGAAATCTTCCACCTTTGATACCTTGGTCTATTGCTAAAATGTAACCAGGTAAACCAAATACTATTTCATATACTCCATCATCGTTGGTAATAATCTCATACCCTGCGTCTAACGACCTTTCACTTGCTATACTATTACTATCAACAGGACTGAACTGACTTTTTGCTCTTCCATCCTTTCCTAATCCATGTGGTCTTGTTTGGTTTAATTCATCACGATAGATTTCTAACCACGCCTTTGCTGAACGTTGTAGTTTCTGTCTATCTAATAATCTTTGTGGTATTCCCATTAGTTAAAACTATCAAATGGTGCAATACAACGGTCAAGACCTTGACCCAATGTAATGTTTATGGTTGCAAACCATCCAGCTACATAATCATCAAATTTATCAGCGAAGGGTTGTAGTTGAATTGGTACATCTATTTCATATGTCCAAGTATAATCACCTTCTGCTGCGGTATAAGAATATTTGAATTGTGCAATAACATCTTGTAAAATTTGGTTCATATCAGACATAATATCTAACATGTTCTCATCGGTATAATTGATAACTCTATCCATCATGATTAACCTAACTGAATAGGTTAATTGTCTTTCATCAACTGAAGTATTATCAGGGATACAAAATAGATACGGATATTGGACTGGCTGGTCACCTTGTTTTTTGAATGTTACATCTTCTATAAATCCAAATCCAAAGTCATTAATTTGTTGGTGTTTCTCGTATATTAATTCAAGGTCTTTTACAAATCCCCTAAACGTTTTTAATTTATTTGTTTCACTCATAATAAGTTCATTTTATTCTGTTGTTGAAGGGCTTGTTGTTTTAAGTCCTCGTTCTTTATCTTGATATATGTTAAATGGTTAAAACATTCAACCACGGAACGACCTGTTACGTAATCTATTTTGGTAAAATCCTCATTAGTCAAAGTCATAATCATTTTATACCAAGGTAAATTTGATTTTTCTTCTTCTATCTTATTATCATCTTCATCGTATTGTATTGGTGGTTGGTCATCCTCTTCACCAAATAATACCACAAAATCCTTTCTAGTTTGATTTAGATATGAGAACAAGTTCTTAAACGCCCCAAAGAAGTACTTCAATGGTAGGTCTTGGAATACTATACTCTGTTCTTCGTGTTCATCCAAGTCATATGGTTTAATCTTTCCCTTACTAATTTCAGGTCTATATAGTATTGAACATATTTTATTTATATTTATATATATACTTAATTCATCCTTCATCAAACTAAGGATATCTATGTATTCACCAAAGGTCATCTTATTCAACACCAGACCCCCGTATTTTACATCTTTAAACTTAAATGATGGAATATACTCAACCTCACATTCGGTGACCTTATTTTGAAGATATAAGGATAACTCTGTCATCTTCTCTTTATCAAGTTCTCTTAGAATAGTATAAGGTATTCCCAATAAAACACCAATGACATCATGTGCTTTATCTATCATGTCATCACTCAATGACATACGTCTCATCATCTCACCATAATGAGATACGGTTATTACTTCAGGTAGGGTATAATTAATACCATCAATTTCTATTACTACTTTTTTAATCATATTAAACTACTACGAATTTCTTGGCTACATTATTTCTTTTACTTTCCAACGCGAACGCTAATGACATAACACAGTCATCGTGGTGTCCTGCTGGTGCAAAGTATCTAATCTTCCTTGACTTGGTACTATACTCAAATGTGAAGACACGTAGTTCTGTGTCAAGGGGTTCAAATAACTCTTTGGTTGGGAGTAATAATGTTTGGTCATTTATCTGAACTATCAGGTTATTTATTATTTCTTCCTTGTTGGTATTGGTTGTGTGGAACGCTTCTATCTTTCTGTGTCTCGTATATATCTGTTCAAATATAACATCACCAATACTGTTAACTTCCACTATGGCCTTGGCGTTATACTTCTTTAATATGTTAACAATACTATCAACAATATTGGACCAGTTGTTTCTTCTCTCTCTGTATATCATACATATCTCATTGAAGTTATTAACTATGGTTACAACTGTAAAGTCATTCTGTCTACCTAAGTCAATACCCGCCCAATACCTTTCACTCTCAACAGGTTCTTTCCATCTATTAATTAACTGAGATTGTGAAAAACTGCGGAATACTTCACCGCCGTCCTCAATAAACTCCGCCATAATCTCTTGCCTAAATATGTCATCAGGAAGACTATTCTTAGCTTCATCAATCTCATCTTTCGTAATGAAGGGTGTGTCATAACTTGTATATTTTAATGATAGGTAATCAGGATTATCTTCTGATGTACCTCGGTTATATAATGTGTAAAAGTAATTCTTACCTTTTGGTGTACTGATAAATAGTATTCGTTTACCTCTTACTAATGTTGCTGGTCGTAATATCTCATTCCAAACCTCATCTCTCATAAACGCTGCTTCATCCATTACGAGAAAGTCTAATGTATATCCTCTCAAGTTATCTGGTTTCTCTCCTGATTTGAAATGTATCTTTGAACCATTATTAAATTTAATCCATACCTCAGTTCTATTTAATGATGTAATTAATCCTGTGTTTTTGAGTGCCTTAGCTAACTCATCAAAAACTTTCTTTGCTTGTGAGTATATTGGTGATACCCAAAACCCCACACTATTGTCGTTCTCTAAACACCATTTCAATAATAGGTTCATTGCAAGTAACGACTTACCAAATTGTCTACCACAATCAATGGTGATATATTTACAACCACTACTCTCAATTCTATCAATACATTCTCGTTGTTTGAGATGTGGTTTAAATAATCTAATCTCCATAAGTTGCAGATGGTTTATAATTCTTTCCTGAGTTATTGTGTTCTAAATGATGAAAGATTAAATCCTTCGGTAAGAATTTGGAACAGAAGTAAGAGTTATTAAACGATGATGTATTACCATCAAATGAAACTTTCTTATCTACTATTAATAGTTGTAATTCTTTATCCAAAAAAAACTCACCTATCTCTTGGTAGTTTAATATGGGTAGACCCAATATCATTGCAAATGGTTTACCCAATTTATATAATCTATCCAACACTTCTAATTTACGGGTAAAGGGTGGGTTAGATATTATGTAGTCGTAGTATGAGGGTTCATATTCAAAAAAGTCATAACCATTCTCTATGTGTCCGTAAATAACTTTATGACCCTGTTTGGTTATTTGTTGTACAAACTCACTTTCAAATTTATCAAATGGACACCATACAATACTATTAGGTTTTATATATTGGAGTATTGGTTCCACTAATATCGGTGGTGTATAATATTCATCCTTATCTTTTGTTCTAAAGTGTGCTGAATTAATCTCCATTATAATTTTCTTTGTATAATTTGTTTAGGTAATAAGTTCCAACATAAATAAGAACTATTAAATGTTATTTTAGTATTACCATAATAGTTTATTCTTTTATCAAACATTAATATCTGTAAATCTTTCTCATAAAATAATTGATTTGGTGCTTTATCGTTGAACCATGTCATACTCATTAACAAACCAAAGGGTTTATTGAATGATAGTGCACGTTCAAATATCTTTCGTTTTCCTGTGAACGGGGGATTACTTATCATTATATCCCATTGGTCAGGTTCATATTCGTAATAGTCTTTACCTTCATCTATATGAGAATAAACCACAGGATTGGTCTGACTAATCTGTTTAACAAATTCAGAATTGGGTGTATCAAATGGACACCATATAATTTTATCTTTTGGGATAAACTCAAGTATAGGTTTAACTCCATAGTCAGGTGTATAACATTCATCATTCTTTCCCTTGGAATATAATACCTCTCTTGAATTAATCTCCATCCTTGGATAATTTATTTACCTTAATTCCGAAATGACATTCGTCCTCTTCTTCCTTAATCATTTCTTCTTTTATCTTTTGGTGTTCTTCTTTAACCCATTTGTTTAATTCCTTTGCAAGTAGACCATCAGGTGTATCGGGGTATTTGGTTACATCGGGTAGAAAGAAATCATCTATATTACTGAATGGGTCTAATTCATCTTCGTCGTGTATCATATGGTTTTCTTTTTGTACTTCATTCCTATCTTACGTTTATTAACTTCGGTCATATAGGATTTATTAATTAAAGAGTAATTACATCCACACGATTTTGTATATCCGTGTTTGACATTGTGTATCATGATTGTTTTAAGACCACCACATTCACACTCAAATACTCCGCGTTTAATCTGTCTAAACTCATAATAGATTGGTTCATCATATTCAAGTAAGGTTAATTTGTTGGTCTTCGTGCCGACTTCCATTGGTTCTTTTCTCATTGTATGTTATTTTAATTTAGTTTATTCTGGTTCATCACCAAAGGAAATTCTAATAGTTCCTTCGTGTTTTATATTAATCTTTTCAGGTGTGTCAATACCTTGTATCTTTCTAATGTCTTCTAATATCTTTCTACTATTGGTAAAGTCACCCAAGTCCTTTGCTTGTTTGTATAGGTCGTATAACTCGTATATCTGTTTTGATATTAGTTGGTCTTGTTCTAAAGCAAACCTTGACTTGATTATATCCCAACACTTCACCCAATACTTGTGTGCGTTGTGTTTAGACATATCGTAGGCTTCAATAAACCACTCACAGAACATTGAATAGTTCTTATGTCCTGTAATGATTGTATCTATACATTCATCAATACGTTTTTCTATTTCTAGTTTGGTTGATTTTCTGAACTCTTTCTTATCCATAATTCTTTTAGTTTATCTCTAATCTTATCCTCCCAACAATTACCACATGTTAACTTTAATGTCTCATTATAGATTTGATTGTAGTAATGGAATAGGGTATTCTTCTCCCCATCAGATAATTTTATCTCATCTACAATACCTTTCTTGATTAATTGAAACGCTTCCAATTCATCAACATGTGGTTTCTTATTTCCTTTACACGGACATCCCATTGTTATTTTTTAAATTCCAATTATTCTTTATTGTGTTTCTTACCTTACGAATGTGGTATTGAACCGTTGAGAGAGGGATCAGTAATTCATTTGCTAAGGTCTGTGCACTATAGTTCTTTTCAATATACCTCTTAAACAATAGTGAGGAAAACCATGGTAGTAGTTTAAGTTGTTCATTTATGAACTCTACTTTCTCTACTTCTATTTCGTTTTCTTCGTACTGAATATCTTCCAATTCTAATATAACATCTTTCTGTAAAATAGTGAACCGTCTGAACTGACGATAAAACTGACTTTCTTTTGAGGTTGCTTGAATTTTTAGTGTCCTAGATATATATTTTAATTTGTCATTATCCTCAAGGTTATCTAAAAATGTATTATCAGGTCTTGTAAGGAACTTCTCAAGGGTAAAGGATAATACCTCTTCCCCGTTTACTTTATCTATTTTCTTTGCCAACGATATAAGTGTCTTATGATTGTTGTTCAGCCAACATATGAATGTCATCTTGTAGTTTTAAAATACTATCTCTCATCATTTGTGCGTAAGAATACATTTCGTTGCTGACAAAATCTTCCTCAAGTAATTCAAGATTGGTTATGGATACTTCCAATAAATCGGGTATTTCTTCTTGGGTGTAGTTGTTTAAAAACGAGATGGTAGTATTAAATATTAATGTACATATGGATAGAACCACAATATCTTTCTCTTCAGGTGTAAGTTTAAAATATAAATTCGTGTAATCTTTTTTAATCTTTTGCAATAGTCTTACCATTTTAGGTCCCATCATCACAAGCAATTTTTCTTTGTTCTTGCGTATTCTGTTCATAAGATAAATAGTTGAATTTAAAAAAAAACGAGACGAACCTGAAAACATGGGATTGAAAACAGGGGTCTCGTAAAAACTATATTGTATAGTTTTATATTCTAATATATGTTTTTTATTATCAATTTTCAATATCTTCAATAATTTTTTTATAACACATACGTATGTACATATATATTAATGTCATTGACATGTTATATTTTTCATATAAATCAGAATATGAAATCTTGTTTACAAAATAATCATATGTTAAATTATTTATTATTTCATCGCTTGGTGTACTCTTTCTACGATTTTTTAATTTTAGTTTAGGTATATTATCTTTGGTTATTTCTGATTTTACTAAACCATATTTCCTTATTTTATCAACATATGTTTCTGGTTTTGTTTTCCTTATGGTTGGGTAATACCCGTCTTCTTCTCTGAATGGTAATTTCCAATATAAATTCTTCTCTTTGTTGTATGTCCAACCCATTGCAATCATCAGTTCATTGGTATAATACCGCTGATATTCATCATGATATTCACCTGGCTTCGTTTTCACACGTAAACTTCCACCATTATTATCTAAATTTAAATAAGTTTTTTCCGTACGGTATAGGTATTCTTTTTGAAGACAACACTTCTTGCAGGTTTTCCTTGAGGTGTAAAAATCATCAACAGATTTTGTTTCATTACAGGTAAGACATATTTTCTCTTTGGTGTTTATTGTCTTGGATACCTTTGGTTCTTCTTTTAAGACCTCTGGTTGAACGATAATCTCTTTGTTGACAGATTGTATCAACATGTTCTTTTTCCTCTGAGAATACAAACATTCTGTACATTCTCTTCGTTGTCTCCATTTCTGTTGCTTTGAGTGAAAGTACTTTTGGTAATTTTTTTCCTCTTTATCAACACCACATTTTGAACATACCATATTTATAAATATCTACTTTATTACCAAACGCCAATTAAATTGGAAAGTTTATTTTTTTGGTTATGTTTTTTCCCCAACCTGTTGGTAACCATGTTACTTCTTTTGTTGTTGGTCCATCGTATTCTCTATGATAATATGTTGAGTGATTTTGGATTGGTAAATATATCCACCAGTTTTCAGGTATAACAATTTTATCCAAGTCCCAAGACCATACACCTTTCGGTGTTGAACAGATGTATCTCTTCTTACCTTTCAATAACATCAGTTCATCATACTTCTTTCTTTCAATTAACAGACGAGGTCTGTGGTCTGTCATACACTTCAGTTCACCATACAGGTCATGACGTTCTGAATAGAAATCGGCTTCGTGGTGTTCAGGTAATTTTATTGCGTCAGGTATTATACTCGTT